TATCAGCTCAAGGATGTTTGGGGAGAATATAAGAAGTATAGAAAAGATATGGGTTCTACCTTATGGGCGGTCTATAACTCTTTGACTCACTGGGCTACACATTATGATGCTTATAAGGAATCATCACAAAGTAACATTGAAGCTATTAAGAATGATAGACGTACTGCAATCTCAAAGACTGCGGATAATCTTCTATTAAAAGCGGTGGCTTAGATGACTGGGTTCCTTGATACATCTTTATTAAAGCAACCATTAGAAAAAACTTTGTCAGTTTTTGGCAATCCTTTTCTAGAAATGTCTTTAGTAATGACTAATATAGGCTTTCCAAAAGTTACTAAAAATAACTGGAAAGAATTCCAAACTAGAATAGTTCATTATTATTTGACGTACTTATTACCCTATACAAAATATGAGTATAACGATGGCATAGAAAATAATTCAGATATGTTTAGTTATTATCTAAGGGTAATTGATACCTTTTTACAGCAAGGCACAATTGATAATTTAATTGGTCTAAATGTAAATTGTGAAAAACATTCAAAAGCAAAATTCAATAAAAGAATGAATGAATTTGTTTCTATGGATGTGAATAGAATTAATAAAAGAAATTTTAAAACCGGAGGTAAATAAATTATGTATTCATCAATTCATAATGTTAAAAAGATAGTTACCAAAAAAAGCACTAGAAGAGATAAGGACGGCAATATTGATTATAGAACCGTCAGCATCAAGGCAATCGATAAAGATGATAATAAAGTGTCATTCACTTTTTTTGTCACTGAAGATTGTAAACTTCTAGATTCTTTTGATGACTAACTAGCAATCTATAAGAGCCATATAGAGCAACCCATTTAGGGCGGTTCTATGTGGCTCTTTTTTTTTGGGTAAAAAGAATTATCTATAAAGGTTCTCACACAGTTTAATCATGGTTGCTTTTTTCAGGGCCCTAGAGCTGTCATCTGGAACATCTGGAAACGAAGGAATGCGGGATAGGACCCTGTTATTTTTCTAGAGTCCCTATAAAGATAAAAAAATAGAATTATTTAGGTCCTTAAAAGCTATTCCGGAACCCCTAGGACCTTACTGGATACAACTAATAGAGCTATATAGGTCTTTTTTGTCCTTGTTAATCAGCTATATAGGGCTATAAATCCCTTAGTAGTGCAGTTTCTAGCCCTATTGAGCTATACAGGTCCTTAGATGTAATGTGCCTTATGCGACCCTATAAAGGAGGGAGGCAGGACCCACCCCCCGTACCCCCCCTATACATGCATCTGCTTCTACATTTTGAGCTAAAAAGGGCTGTTAAGTACCTTTGTTCCGGGACTACATAGCTCCTATAAAGCCTATAAGACAGCATGTTAGGAGCTAATTAGGATATTTGGTGTGGGACTATATAGGTATACTATATATATACTATACCGGGGGGGACGTGTACCACTTATTATAGGGCTAGATATGCATTTTGTCAAGTCCTATGGGGAAAATAAAGTTACCTTTTTGTATTGACAAAAACGAAAATAGACCCTATAATGTAATAGGTATGAGCTACTTACCGCAAGAAACTAAAAAAGAAAGAAAATTAACAGAGAAACAACAATCTTTTTTAGATAATATTATAACAACTAATGGCGATTTAGCAAAGGCAGCAGAACTTGCAGGATACTCAGGTAACTATCATCAAGTATTACGAAGTCTTAAACAGGAAGTGATAGAGTTAGCCTCAGATGTACTTGCCCGTTCAGCTCCTTCCGCAGCCTTTAAGTTGGTAGAAGTATTAGGCTCTAATAGACCTGTACCACAAGCTAATGTGAAACTACAGGCAGCTCAGACAATCCTTGATAGGGTTGGTTTGGGCAAACAGGAACGAATGCAAGTTGACCATAATGTTTCAGGGGGTATTTTTATCCTTCCGGAAAAACAAACTATTGATTTAGAAGCCGAAGAAGTGGATTATGAAGATATACCTGACTGAAATGGAAATCTATGGGAAAGTCTATGCAGGACCTAACATTGTTGCTTCAAGCTTTGAAAAGGCTGATGAAGCAGCAGAACAGAGTGGTTTAACTGTTATAGGAGAACTAGATAGTCTTGTTGTCAATGATGACGATACTTGGTACCCTGTAACAGTTGAAGCTGGAGCAAATAAAAAGGTGCATTAATGACTAGAAAGAAAGACCCAAGACTCGCAAGAGCAGGAGTAAGTGGTTTCAATAAACCTAAACGAACTCCTAATCACCCTAAAAAATCACATATTGTTGTTGCTAAAGAAGGTGACAAGATTAAGACTATTAGGTTTGGGCAACAAGGTGCGAAGACTGCTGGTAAGCCTAAAGCAGGTGAATCACGTAAAACCACCATGAAAAGAAAATCTTTTAAAGCTAGACATCGTGCAAACATTAAAAAAGGTAAAATGTCAGCAGCATATTGGGCTGACAAGGTGAAATGGTAATATGGAAATAATTATTATAATAGTATTGGTAGGTATTATTGGTTGGTCTTTAGTTGACAAATACATGCCTGAATGGACTGACATTGTAAAAGGTTGGTTTAAAAGATAAGATGCCACAGATTGGTTCAGACGAGAAGCCTGTAACATTCAGGAGTCCTATCTACAAAAACACACACGGTTCAAAAGGAGCTAATCCTAGACCCGGATTTTACACTAAGGAATACCGAGATAATTGGGATAAAATTTTTGGAGAAAAAAATGCCAAGAAAAACAGCAAAAAGAACGACTAAGAAAAAGTCTACTGTAAATAAAGCCGGTAACTATACGAAGCCGACTATGCGTAAGAGGCTTTT